GTGAGGGCGGGTGATTCAATGGAATGCTCGCTCAGCAGCCGCAAATGCGGCCACTTTTCTTTGAGCGCGGAGACGTCCTTACTGGGTTCAACAGGTAACTTCTCCAAGAACGCCGTGATTGCTTTCGCAGATGACGGCTTCTTCTTCTCGGGCCCAATGACTGGTGGACTCGTTGGCGTTGACGAACTCACTGACGAGCTGTCGCCGCCAGCCGGCACAGGAGTGGCCGCCGACCCCACTGAGGAGCTGACGGTTATTTTGTGCTGGCTAACGTCCGGCGTCTTGGATGGCTGCGCAACCACCTCGGCCTCGAGGGCAGGTGCGACGGGGCGCGGGCGATTGTAGTAGCAAACGTTCGGCAACGTGCTCCACTCAATGCCCGCCTTGAGGAACTCAGCGAGTGCCGCGGTACTTGGAATTGCCGCGCTGTCGCCATAGAGCTCTTTGTGGAAGTGCCGAATCTGGTTCTGCACCTCCTTGATGGTTTGGCCCCGTGGCCCTGCAGTCTGGATATAATTCAGAAGCCCGCCGACCTGCTCCGACACCTCACAACTCGAGTCGGGGCTGACATCGTCAGCATATTTGAAGCTGAATACGGGCTTATCCGCCGTGCCAGTCGCCATCACCAACACGTCGCGCGCGCCGGGTCGTTTGGAAGCAACGACGCGCTTGACGTTTGTGGCGGGACGAAGTGTCTTGATGCCGCTGTCTTCTAGCTGGTGGCCCTTCAAGCTCACTGTCAACTGGTCGACGATAGGATACGGCAAATGCACGGTGTTCTTGGCGCACAGAAACACTACCTGCTTGCAAACTTCGGGTTGCGGGAACGTGACGATCTCGTACACGGTGAACGACCTGCGGTCCTCAGACTCGATGAAGGTATAGTCGTTCGCGTTCCAGCCCCACATGATCTGCTGCTTGTAGGTTGCGCCTGCTTGTCCCAACCCCGAAGTGCCACACCCGATGATCTCGGTGAAGTGGCGCTCAGAGGTGGCAAAGTAAACTGAGTCGACTCCCTGACCTGCAAGCTTCGGATAGTACGGCGCCCAAAGAATGATATGGTGCCCCGAATACTTGCAGAGATCGCCCTCCTCGTACGCAACATGGTCAACCAGGGTCACGACGTCAGTCGGCCCCGACAGGACATGCGGTTTGTGGGAGAAATCTTTCACGGTGTGGAGGTCGCGATCGCCGGCCACGCCTTTGTCGCGAGCATGGGAAGAAACGCTCGGATCATAGCATGTGTGGCCGGAATCGACAACAATCTTGCGGAGTTTCATCACCGTGAGGTGTCGAATCGCAGCAGCTGTTGGATGATTGGAAGTAGTCTTCTTCCCCAACACTGCTGCCACTTCGGCGGGCGTCGGAACAGTAAAGTTCTGCGCGGCCTTAAGGAAGCGCCCCTTCGCTTGGAGCTGCAACCCGTCAGGCTTGCCGTTGTGGGTTTCGGTGTATTGCCGTACGACATGATCTGCCGCCCGGCTGAGCGATCTGCGACGCGCTTCGGTGTACGCCTTGGAGTTAGCTACCCCAGGTTTAGCCGCGCGCCACAACAAAACTGGCCCCAGTCGCACCTCGGCCCGTAGGTCGAGTGCATGTTCCAGCCTTTTACGCTCCTTGAAATTGCACTGGCTCTGGCAGGTCAGCGCTGCCAGCCACCAAGGCACGTCCGTCAGCTTGTCAAACTGGCGTACGTACTCATCAGACGCATTCAACACGAGCTCCTGTACACTACAGTAGTCGACCGAGTCGACATACGGAGCCATTCCATCCAATGGCTCCAGCATGCTACCCCCGTTAGGGTGGCGGCAACCGTGGTGCAACGTCGGGTCCCATGATCGTGCGAAATCGCCCTTCCCCTGTGCCGGCCGTGGCACGACAGTATGGGGGCACTGGCCAGCTGCCCGAAGCTCGGACTCAACCGTTTGGGCGCTGGCGGGAATTGACTTTTGCCGTAGGTCCGACTCGCATGTCGTCGAACTAGGCTTAGCCGTCGTGGTAGTCGCCACGGGGAGCTCGAACTCCGTGGCTTGCGAAAGTTGCTTAGGTCCATCCGGCGTCACGCCATTGGGTTTGCGCTCACGAGGAGCGCCTCCAGCGTGGTAGGCAAGGGGATTGAAAAGCATCTTGACTGGGGGTTGGAAGGCCGCAATGGCGCTCCGTGATCCTTACGAGAGGATACGATACAACAGCTC